AAGGTTGAACACGCCAATGCGTATGCTGCGTTTATGGCTGGCACTGGCCCGGTTCAGTCTGGTATGCCGCTTCAGGAATGGCCCCGCATTACTGCGTCGGCGATTAAGGAGCTGGCCTATCTTGGCTGTCGGACGGTTGAGCAGCTTGCGGAAGCAAATGACGATGTAAAGCGGCGCATGGGGCCGTTGTCGAAGTTTGTAAAGGAAGCGCAAGAATGGCTTGGTGCGGCCAATTCTGGTCAGGCGCAAGTTGTGGCGTTAAAAGAAGCGTTGGAGCGGGAAAAGGCACGCTCTGAGCGAATGGAGCAGCAGATTGAGCTTTTGATGCAACGCATTGAGGGCAACGAGGGTACGCGTTTTACGCGTCCTGCTCCGACTTGGAAGAACGATGTGACGGACGCTGTTGATGCGGCAGTAGACCTTGATGACGTAGAAGTTCAACTTGAAAAGCGTGGGCGAGGCAGACCTAAGAAATCATGACGCTCGCCACGGTTGTACAAAACGTCGCAAATGAAGCTGGCTACACGGTCGATAACGTGGTGATGACATCCACGGAAACGACGACGAAGCAGCTTCGGACGATGGTTCAGCGTATCAACCGTGACATTGCGGAAAAGTATTTGTGGCCGCAGCTTTTCGCATCCGGGACGTTTACGACAGTTGCAGGGCAAGCGTCGTATTCGCTCCCGGCTGCTTTTTCCTACAACCACTATAATACCTTCTGGAATAGCTCTACGCGGTGGCGTTTGCTTGGTCCGATGACTGAGCAGGAGTACGCTGAAATCATCGGCTACGGGCTTAATACGACCGTTTATCAACGGTTTCAGATTCGCGGTATGAGCAATAGCCAGTTGCTTATGTCGCCAACACCCGACACTTCTGGGCAAGTTATTATTTTTGAGTACATTGCCGAGCGATTTGTAAGACCGGCAACGTGGGTGACTGCCACTGTGTATGCGGCTAATGCGTACACATTCTACAACGGCAATTACTATCAGACGAGCGGTGGAGGGACATCGGGTGGCACACCGCCAACGCATACAAGCGGAAGCGCGTCAGATGGTGGCGTAACGTGGACGTACTATAGCGGTGCGTACCCTGAGTTTTTAGCTGACACCGACGTTAGCTTGTTCAATGAAAAGACGCTTGAGCAGGGCGTGTTGGAGCGGTTTGCTGAGATACACGGGTTGACCGTGGTGCCGCGTTTCGATGGTGATTTGAACGAAGAATTTAGTCGGGCAAATCCAGGCAAAATTCTTTATACGGGCGGCTTACAGCGAAACCTCGTGTTTGCGCGTGACGGCATTGCGACGTTTGGGACGTTCATCTAATGGCGACAAGAGCACCTTCCATACCAGTTCCGGATTATGGACCAAACACAAACTACAATGCGTTTGTGAAATACATTGAGCTTGTAAACAGCGGTGTGCCGCCATTTCAGGCGCTTCGTGAAGCGTTTCCTCAAGGAATGATGACGCCGGAAGAGCGAGCAAAGCAATTAGCCAAACAGCAGCAAAGCGGCGCAATGGGCCAAACTGCTGGCCTTGGTGTTGGCGTTCTTGGCGCAAAAGCTATTCAAGATGCAATGGCTGGTGAACGAATTTTAGGTGGGCTGCGCGACACCGTTAGTGGCATTGGTGGAAGGCTAACCGGCGCACTTGGAGGTGGTGGCGGTGAAGCTGTGGCGGCTGCTGCACCCGAAGCAACTTTTGGCGGTCTTTCGGCTGGAACGCCAGTTGCTTCCAGTATGGGTGGTGGTCAGATTCTTGCCGATGGGAGTGTTGTTGGGAACGCTACTGACACTACTAATTTTGCTGGTTCAGCTACCCCGTATCTTGGAGCTGCTGGTACAGCCCTTGGTGCTTACTCAGCCCTTAAGGGGGTAAAGGAGAAAGATCCTGTAAGTGCTGGTCTTGGTGGGTTGGGTGCGGTTACGGGCCTTAACATGATGGGATATGCACTTGGGCCATGGGGTGTTGCGGCCACCATTGGTGTTCCGCTTGTTGCGGCACTTGCCGGTAAAATGGGCGATAAAGACCGATGGAAAACCGAAGGCAAGCGCCTAAACAAGTTGCGTAATGCTGGCATCAACATTCCACAAATGGAATCTGATACGCTGTCGCGTGGCCGTAGTAAAAAAGAATTGATTGCAATCGAAGAACAGAAGGCGGCGCAAGGTTTGCCAAGCAACGTCGAATTTGCGCGCACCCGCGACGAAAAGTATTTGAAGCCCGAAGATATTTGGGGTTACAGCACATTCTTTGAAAAGTACGGCAATGATTGGTTAGGTAAATTTACGGAGCAGCAACGACGAGACATTGCTCAACAGGCATTAAATGCTGGTGCTGTGAGAGAACATCGGGGAACGATTGATATCGATTGGGGCAAGGTGGATACAACGCCGCCAGCAGTACAACCAAAACAAGAAGAAAAGAAGAAGCGGAGATAGTTATGGCAAGGGGCGACAAACTAGTTGGAGCAATGAGCAAGCGGCCATCAATGGCGGGGCTTACCCGCGTGAGTCCTGGCGTGTATAGAAACGCCGAGAGGCAGCTTGTTCGTGGGCAAGGTGGGCAACCACGACAAAATCGCGGCGGCAATAATATGCAGGATGCGATGAAAATGGCCTTAAATGGCGTTTCTCAATATGGCAATCCGGCGCAGTCGAATGAGCCGATGCAGACATTGCCACTTATGATGGGCAATATGTCGCCGGAGCAACGCCAGCAAATGATGGATGCGCTGGCAAGTATGGGTGGCAACGGGCAGCAGCCACAATCGGATCGTTTCGTTGGTGATCCGTGGCGTGCGATGCGCGACGGGAGCGGCAAAGGCGGGTTGCAAAATATGGCCTTGCGGTCGCGCAATCAAAATCAACAGATGCAGCAAGCTGCAATGCAGGAGGCAATGCAAGGGCTTCAAGGCCAGCCGCAGAATAACCAGCAAGCCTTGCAGCAAGCGTTGCAGCAGATGCAGGGCCAGCCAATGCCGATGCCGGGGCGGGGCTATCGTCGGTAGTATGAGCAATGCCACACCAGGCTTTTACAGTACCGCCGCCGTTTGCAGGGCTTGATTTAGTCTCGCCTATCAACGCGACATCGCCAGAGTATGCGATTGAGCTGGTCAATGTTTTTCCTGGTGCGACTGCCCCGATTACACGCAAAGGTTACGAGGAATACGTTGACCTAACCGCAAACAGCACCTCGGTTGATACGCTCTATCCATACAATAAGCAGGATGGCACAACTGAGTTGATTGCTGTCTGCGGTGGCACGACGCGAAAGATTTATAAAATCATTAGCGGCACGGCGACGGATATCACTGGCACTACGCCTATTTCTGCTACTGGCACAAACTGTCAGTGTGAGCAATTTGGTAGTCGGTTATATATTTGCAATGGCGTTGACACGGTACAGGTTTATGACGGCAGCACGGTTGCCGACAGCACCTTCAGTGGCGTAACGCTTGCTAACCTTATCAACGTAAGCAGCTATAAATCACGCCTTTACTTCGTTGAAAAAAACACAATGAAGTTTTGGTATGGCAACGTCGATGCTATTGGTTCATCTGCTCTTAATAGTTTCAACTTAGAATATGTCATGCGAAAGGGCGGCAGACTGCTCTTTGCTGGCAGCTATACCAATCAGGTGGCGCAAACAAGCCAAGACTTGTTTTGGGCAATTAGTTCCGAAGGTGAGATTGTTTTCTACAGCGGAAGCAGCCCAGCATCGGACGTTTGGGGCCTTGTTGCCCGGTTCGTCATTGGGAAGCCGCTTGGATATCGTGCGATTGTGCGGGTCAATAACGATGTCTGGATATTGACAGAGCAGGGCATAGTGCCAATTTCGGCGTTGTTCCAGGCCGACCCCGAACAAGCAATCAATGTCATCAGCGCACGAATCAACCCGTACATTACCGAAGCCGCAGCAATTACACCTTTTAGCGGCAGATGGCACGGCGTATTTTGGCCGCAGGGTCGTCGCGTCATAATCAATGTGCCACGGTCTGAAACCGAAACAACGATGTTGGTTTACAGCATCGATAGTCGCGGCTGGTGCATTTACGAGCTGACAGACAAAAACGACGGCATCACGCTTGCGGTAGCTGATTCAACGCCATACTACGGCGCGACTGACGGATATATCTACGAAGCCGAAACGGGTTTTGAGGATAAGGGTTTTCCCATTCAGTTTTGTATTCGGACTGCATTTAGCTACTGCGGCACGCCTGAACAGTTTAAGGCGTTCAAGGATGTAAGACCGTTGCTAAAAACGAAAAAGGGGCTATCATTTGATTTAGCGATTGACACGGATTTTAGGGACATCGCCAGCGGCGATACTGTCTCAACTGGAACGACCACCACTACCTTGTGGGGGGCTACCGGCGCAGCTCCGGGGGGTTCTGGGTTTACAGCGTGGGGATCGCCTTGGGCAAGTGGCCCAGAGTATATCTACAATCGGCACGCCGTCCGAGGTCAGGGACATTCCGCGTCGATAAAAATGGACGGACAACAAGATTCAAGCCAATGCCAGTTTTTCGGCTTTGAGCTGCGATTTGATGCAGGTGGACAGGTATAGCTATGGCAAAGAAGAAAGGCGCGTTAAGCAAGTCGCCAAGCAATGCGGCAAAAAACCAAGGAAAGCCGAGTGCAGACCCACGGAAGGAATATCGAAACCTCCAGGGGCGTAATGATCCGCAGTCGCGGCAGCGTAGACGCGCATTGATGAAAGAAATTCAGGCGCAACGCCGAGCGGGTCAACAGCAGCAGCAACAATCTCCGTATGAGATGCCGCAACAGGGCATTGGTCAGGGCATGAATATGTTCCTGCAACAGATGCAACAGCAGGGTGCGTTTCAACCGGGTTCATTTCTAGACCAGATGAACAAGGCTTACGGCGACGTAATGCAACAGTTTGAGATGACGACCGGGCCACAGTTCCAACGGGAACAAGCAGAGTTTGCACAAATGGCTGCGGAGCGTGGCTTAGATCCGAACAGTGAGGCGTATCGTTCATTGCAGGGGCAACTATCGCAGCGACAGGATTTGGCGCGGCAACAGGCGATGAATCAAGCGTCAATGGCGGCTCAAGCGGTTCAGGCACAAGGATTTGGACAAGCAGCGCAACAGTACCAGATGCCAGGTCAGATGCTTGGGCAATTTGCGCCATTCTACGGCCAGATGGGTGAGGATGTACGGCAGCAAAACTTGCTTGGGTTCCAAGGTGAGCAAGGAGCACTTGATAGGGCGACGCAAGTTCAGCTTGCAAATATCCAAGCACGGGCTGCTCGGGGTGGCGGTGGATTGTCTGCTGATGAGGTTAGTCGTTTGCAGCAGGAGCAAGCGGGGTTAAACATCGCGCAACAATTAGCCTTGGGCGGTGGACAACAGCAAGGCGGCGGCGGCGGTGGTGGATTTGGTCAGGGCTTGGCACAGGGCATTGGTTCAAGTCTGCCATACATAGTCGGCGGCATAATGGGCGGGGGCCGAAGTTAATGGCTGACAATCCGCTCTTAGCAGCCCTTCTTGGCGCACAGGTACGGCCACAAGAAACGCCTTTTGGTGTTGGTGCCGAAGCCATTGGTGCAATCGCGCCAAATCTTTATAACCCCTATGCGAGCACTGGCCGCAACCTTGGTGCAATCGCTGGTGCCGGACTCCTCGCCGGTTTGATGGGCTATCAGGCGCGACGAGAAGCCGAAGCTGAAACCCGCGCATTAATGCCGCGTGTTTCAGAATTACTTGCCGCAAGTTCGCCAGAAGCGATTGGACAGCTTGCTGGTGCTGAAGGCTTTCCGAGTCAGTTAAATAATCTGGCTGTTCAGTTAATGCAGCAGAGGATGCAGCAGCAAGGTGATTTAGAAGCTGAAATTGCAAAGTCGCGGCGATTAGCTGAAATTGATGTGGCTAAAACACAAGCAACAGCAAGACCAGGGCAGCTATTGGGGTTTGATCCTAGCACTGGCCGACCGTTAATTACGCAAATCGAAACGCCAGCAAGTAGTGAAGAACGAGTTGTTGAAGCTGCACGACCGCTATTCCCAGACGCAAACGATTTAGAAACCGAACGGATTAGGATTCTAAACGCTGAATTAGAGCGTGGTATCCCTCCTGGCGCAGCTTCATCGGCAGCTCAAGCGGCAGTCAAAACAAAACGCGAAATCGCTGGCACACTAAGTCAAAACCTAGTTGATTTGCGAAAAAACATCGATGCAGCAGACCAGCAAATTGCTATTGCGAAGAGTGGCGTTGCAAAAGCTGGTGAGACGGGGGGATTGGCAGCTCAACGTGTAATTCGTGCCGCAGCAGCAAAGGCGCTTGGCTCACTTTCTAATATTGATCCGTTCGGGATTGATTACCTCAAGGAACAACGCACGGCGATGGCTGGCGAGGCTGAATTGGGGCAAATCAAACCCGATATCATTAGTTCGGCTAAATTTCCCGGCGCGATTAGTAACCGGGAGGTTGAGATATTGGTGGGGTCTGGCCCAAGTGTTGAAAAAACGCCAGAACAGAATCGCCAAATCATTCGCAATTTGGAGTTGATTCAAAAGCGAAATCGCGCCCTTGCAGATTTTTATAGTCGCGGAATTGAGCAGGGGATTGATCCTGCTCAATTAGAGCGAAAGTGGCGTGAATATACTGCCGCTGTGCCGTTGTGGGATGAGGCGAAACAACAAATTAATTACAATCCCAAATCGCCAGAAGAATATTTTTGGGGTACACAAGACGTTAGTGCTGTGAGGCAAGCTGGTCAAGAAATGGTAAGTCAGTTGCAAGCGAAGTATGGCGCAGCGTGGCGAACACAAATTAATGATCAAGAAAAGGCGGCGTTGAAATCGTTAGTCGATGCGGCAAAGGGGCGTTAATGGCTGACTGGTTAGACGAAGCCGAATCATTGTTTGGTGCGCCTTCTACGCGGCCTGTTGGTGAGCCGCCAACAGCTCAACCAGAGATCCGTGCCGTACCACAAATTGGTCGCGTTGAGGCGATTGGGCGTTCTTTACTGCAAGGATTGCCTTTAGTCGGCAGTTGGACAGACGAAGCGATTGCCGCGCTGGAAGCACCATTTAGTGACAAAACGTATGAAGAATTGTTAGCCGAAAAAAACTATCGGCTTAACTTGGCTCGGTTACAGTATCCAAAACTTACAACTGGTGTTGAGCTAGGGACTGGATTTGGGACGGGTGGATTGCTTGCAAGGGCCATTAGCGGCGCAACAGCATTACCATCGGCAGTGCAAAGGGCTGGACAAACTGTTTTTGCTACGCCTGGACAAGTTGGTGTTCCACAATATTTAGCGAAAGAAGCCGCATTAGGTTCGATTGCTGGTGCTGGTGCCAACGAGGAAGATAGGTTGGCTGGTGCGGGGCTTGGTGCAGCAGTTCAGCCGCTTGTCGGTGGTGGCCTTGCTTTGGGTGGTGCCGCAGCTCGTCAGGCACAAAAGTTAGCGCCCACTGGAAAAAGTTTGTTGCGGTCAAGTCTTGGTGCTCGGTTTGGTGATTATCGATTGACTGCTACGCCAGCAGGATTACGAGAAGCAGACAGTGGAATACCGGCGCAATACAACAGAGCCTTGGAAGATATTACGACTGAGGTGCCGGTTCGATTGGATGACGAGGCGACGGCACGAGAGTTGTTCACGCAAACGCAGCAAGCGTTAGATCGCGTTGTAACCGCACCGGCTGATAGCCCAATAGGAATCGGTTCAACGCGCAATCCGAACGAAATGATTGCAATAGTATCGGATAAAATACGATCCCTCGGTAAAAAACTGCAATCGACAATACAACAAAAAGACGCAGAGCTTGTTGCCAATAGAAGCAAGGTACGTTTTCCAAAGTTAAGCAAGACAGAGGAATTACTAAAACGGGGCGAATACAACGAAGATGATCTTGCTCTAATAAATACCAAAATAGCGCAGTTGCGTAAGCAATTCACGGAAAAGGGCCAGGGTCGGCTATCGTACTTGCAGCAACAAAAGCAGGGATTGAACGATGATTTGTATAGCCTCACAAATGATAGGCAATCAAGGGCGTATCGGAGTTTGATCGGCGAATTTCGTGAGCACATTGAAAAAATTGCGCCAGAAGTAAAAAGCATCAATCGCAACATTTCGGATTTGAAGTTTGCTCAGGTGCCAATTCAGCGTGAGGTTGCAAAGGAAGCTGGCTTTGATCTGATGGGACAAGTTGCCCGACTACGAAACACAACGGGCGGCATAGCTGGAGCTTCGATATTGGGTGGTACGGTCAGCGAAGATAGGATGCAGGGAGCTGGCATAGGTGGTGCTATTGCAACAGCTTTGATGCTTGGGAACACGCCAACTGGTAAGCGCATGTTGGGTCAAGCATTGTTGTCAGCGGGTGAGTCGCCAATAGGTCGATACGCCGCACAATTTAATGCACCAAATCTTGCCAATGCATTAAGCGCCCTTGCAGCGCGACGAGCAAATGAGCCAGAAGAACAACCTGCGGCTGCTGAGGTTACAACACCTGCTGCTGCATCTGAAATAGATACGCTATTGGGTGAATTAGAAAGTTTGGGCGTTTCCGTGGGTCCGACCGAAACGCAAGCCGCAGCAATGCCGCCGGAAGAAATAGAGCGGCGTAAGATGGAAGCGCGGTTTCCAAAGGCAACGCCAGAAATAAGAAGCCTTTTAGCTGGCGCTGATCCGTTATTGCAAGCGATTGCCAAAGTAGAAAGCAATGGCAATCCAAAGGCGCGAAGCAGGGCTGGTGCTTTGGGGCTGTATCAAATGATGCCGGGAACAGCAAGGATGCTTGGGATTGATCCGAGTGATCCGCGTCAATCGCTTGATGGCGCAAAGCGGTACATGGATTACCTGATATCAAAGTTTGATACTGAACAACTTGCGCTTGCTGCGTATAATTGGGGCGAAGGAAACGTAGCAAAGGCTATGCGTGCGGTAGCCAAAGCTAAAAAGATTGATGATTGGCGGCGCGTGTCGTGGAGCATGATTCAAGACCGTGCGCCTAAAGAAACGCGAAATTATGTGCCAAAGGTTTTGGCATTGCGTGAGTCGTATATAACGAGAGGATAAGTTATGCCTTGGGCAGCAGGAACATTTTCACGAGCAAACGGCCCTACGGGTTGGCAAGACGATCAAGCCGCGAACATTGGCATTGAAGCCGGTCGTCATGACACGCAAGACAACGACTTTCGTGACGGCATTAACGACACCATAAATAAAGCTGGTCAGAACACGCCTACGGCTAATTTGCCGATGGGTGGGTTTAAGCATACGGGCGTGGCTAATGCTGCGGCATCTGCCGAA